GAGATTGAAATACAAGTATGCACAGATTTACAGCAATCAGATGAGTAAATTCAGTGAGAAAGATTTTAGAAGGTGGGCATTCAAAATAAAGTCTGATTTGTCCAATGATTACATAAAAGATTGATACTTGTATATTCCAATAAATCTTTGAAGAGTTATCACAAGAACTTACACAAACTATGTGATTTGAAACTGATACAATGTGAATTTCAACAGTGATAAGATTGACACAAGATTTACAGTGCTTTCTGACAAAATGAAGCTTCAAATACTGTTAAATCAAGCAGTTGATACACAGAGCTACATATGATACTCAATCGTAAGAGCAAGAACAAAGAACTGACAGCCAAGAGCTGAATTGATACCAGTGATGAACTATGCTTGTGATATTACTTGAATGTCAATTTGAGATAGTTTCATTGATATTCCAGAGCATTTTGTGTTCACGGTTGTGAAAGATGACAAGATTTGAAGATACTTCTATGTTGATAGGTATGTTAAAGAGTGAGAAAAGTGGAGATGATATTATTGAGAAAAGTGGGCATATACGATGAATTATGTGCTTGAACAACAACTTGAACAAGCAGAAACAGAAGAGCCACTTGATGAACTTCCACTATTCATATTCAACAATGACCTTACGAATAATCATACAGCAACAGTTGATTTACTCAATGATACCATTGGAGATTTGCCAAAATATTTCAATCAGTCAGACTATGTTGATTTAGCTGATTTATTACAAGAACTCAATGACAGAGAAAGTCAAATCAGTGTTGAGTTCATAAAGAATTTGACTTCAAAAATGTCTGTTCCAGCTTCATACAAGTGAAGCACAATTGCCAACCAATTGAGACAGAAAAAGTCTGAATGAACAACAGATATTCCAGATTGGCTCACTCATAATGTTGGTGAAAGTCCAGCTCAATATATTACAAAAGACAATTCTTATGTTGAGACAGGTGTAAATTCATACATTCCAATGGTTTTGAAGTTGATATCAAGCATTTCAAGTATTCCAAGTGCGATGTTGGGAAATGCTGTTTATTGAAACTCAAACCCAGTGGGAACCACAGAAAAAGAATACTCAATGTTTTATAATCGTGTATCAGCAAAACAGCTTGAACTTTACAGTGAATTACAAAGGTTGTTCAGATATTTAATGAAGTTAGATGGTGTAAATGTTGAGCTACCTATGATAAAGTTCAGTAGAAACACAGCTTGGGACATTATGGAAAGAACAAACATAGCAAATACACAAATGGGAATGGGTATTATGTCAAAGGAAAGTGCTTTGGCATTTACTATGTGATATGACCAAGATGAAATTCAAATGGAATTGAAAACTGTTGAAGATGAACAACAAGAAGAGTTCAACAAATATAAGCAAGAGCAAATTGCTGATGAGAACATTGAAGAACAAAATGAGAAAGATTGAGATGATGAAGCTGACGATAATACAGCTGAATAAAATATACCACCAGATTTAATTTTTCACCCCAAAGAGAATGTTGAAAAAGAATGCTTGGTTTGAAGTATTTGAAGAATGACAAACAATAAACGAAAATCTCAAAACAGCACTTGTTAAGATTGATAGCAACCCAAAGAAAGCCACAAAGCTATTTTGGTTTTTCTGGATACAGATTTGTATAGCCTTGTTCTTATTGCTTGTCTGCATTGTAGCACCTTTTTTATTGTTTAAGTTGATATAATCGTGTTGAGAAATAGTTTTTTATTAAGCACCAACAACAAGAAAGATAAATTGTTTATCAGTTTTTTTGGTGAAATGTTGGAAAAGATTGACAAGATATTCAGAATTGCTGTTGAAGATGATAAAAAAAGACAACACTTGAAAGAAATCAAAGAAATCACATCAGAACTCAAAGAAAGCTACGATGATTGGGCAGAGTTAAGACTAACACAAGAATATTTGAAATGAACTGACTACATTGATTATCTTCTGAATTGAACAAACAACTTGAAAAAGATAGCAAAGATGAACACAAAGGAATTGTGGAATTCAGTTTGAGAATATTGACCAATTCATAAAGAAGCAGTGAGAAGTCTTGTTGATAACAGTGAGAACTATATCAAAGTCAGTCTTGACTGAATAGAACAGAATTTTTCAAGTGTCTTATCAAAGATTGAGTATGCAAGAGCCAAACAGCACATAGCTGAAAGTATGGTTGATTGAACTTGAATGTTCAAAGCACAGCAAAAGATAATTGATGATTTGAGAAGTCAGTGAATAACATACATTAAAGATAGAAGTTGAAAAACACGGACTTTGGAAAGATATGCGAATATGTTGGTCAGAACAGAAACGAATATCGCAAACACACAATGAACCATAACAAGAGCAATGGAGTTGGGAATAACCAAGTTCAAGATACACGAACAGCCAGACTGTTGTGAGCATTGTGCTGAAATGAATGGGAAAATTGTTGATATCAGCAAATGAACTGTTGATATGCCCCCTTTCCACCCAAATTGTAGATGATATGTGAATGCAGTGATTGAAAAATAGAAATCTGTGGAACACGAAATGGACAAATGAACGGAAATTCATTTCACAACCCCCAAATCAAAATTTTCAACTTTTGCTAACAAAGAGAACAGTGCTTTCACACTGTTTTTTTGAAAGATAAAATTTCAAACTTGTCCCAAAAATGCAGAATTTGAGTATATACGAAATCGTAAAATTTTATTTACAACAAAAAAAGCAATGGAAGACAACGAAAACAAGACACCAGCCACAGATACACCTGCTGATGACAATGGTGGTAAAGAACAAGAAAAGGTGGAGAAAAAAGCTGACATTCCATATTCAAGATTTAAAGAAGTGAATGATGAAAAGAAAGCACTTCAACAAGAGCTTGACAAATACAAGGCAGAAGAGAAACAGCGTGAAGCTGAAAAACAGAAAGCCGATGAAGAAAAAGCCAAGCAGAATGGAGAATATGAGAAATTGATAGCTCAAAAAGACCAAGAGATTGAAGCATTCAAAAAGCAACAAGAAACTTGGGAAAATAGAGAAAAAGCTGTGTCTGAAAGAAACAATCAGAGAATAGCTGAACTTGAAAAATCATTTGGTGACAATTGGGAAAGCACAAAAGCACTGATTAGTGATATTACTGACCCATTTGTTCTTTCCACAAAACTTGATAGCTTGGAAAAGTTGAGTTGAAAGAAAGACACACCAAAGTGATGAAGTGATATTCCAAGCAGTCAAACCAATGGAAAACTTGCTGATTTCAAAGCAAGACTTGAAAAAGGTGAGACACTCACAGCCAATGAACAAAGAGAATATTTTAGATTAGCAATGGCAAGTGAGAATAAGTAATTTTATTTTGTTTTTTACACAAAGATGGCATTAAAACTATCAAAAGATTTCAATCTAAAAGAATGGATTTCAGCAATTTTATTGCTTCAACCAAAAGACTTTCCAATGCTTTCAAGAGCTGAAAGATGAACAGAAGTTGAGAGTGATACAGTTGCTTTTTACACAACAAAACAGTTAGCAAGAAAAGGTAATGTTGCTTCTGCTGTTGCAATAGACTGAACTTCTATATCAGTACCAAATGACTTCGCAAAAAGATTGACAGTTGGATACTTACTTATGGTAGGTGAAGAAGTTGTGAAAGTGACAGCAGTTTGAGAAGCTGGTGAAACAAATACAGCTTTAACTGTGGTAAGATGATATGGAAGCACAGTAGCTGCTGCAATCGCACAAGGTGCTGAAATCAAAATCTTATCAAAAGCTGAAAGTGAATACGAAATCACAGAAGACTTCAAAACACTTGAAAAAGTTAGAAGTGAAAACATTGTTCAGACTTTCACAAAGTCAGTATATGTTTCAAAAGATGCTGCTGCATTCCAAAAGAAAGACTATATTGATATGCTCAATGAAGAAAGAGCTGGTAAAGTGCAAGAACTTAGTGAAGAAATGAATACAACTCTTTACTACGGTAGAAAATTCTTATCAACAACAGATACACGTAGAAGTATGGGTGGTTGGAAACAAGCTATTATGACTGACGGTGGAAAAGTTGTTGATGCAAATGGAAATCTTTCAAAAGAAGATTTTGAATTGGCACTTTCAGATGTTGCTACCAAAGGTTGAAGACCAGAAGCAATATTCTTAAATCACGCTACATTTGCAAAATTGAGTATTGATTGGAAAGATTTTATTGTTCAACACCAAGAGAACATAAACGGTATGTCAGTTGGTTGAATAGTAAAAGAATTTGTGTCAGCTTCACTATGATATGGACTTCCATTCATTATTGATGATGATATTAACACAGGTGATTTGTTTGTTGGAAAATGAAGACCAATCATTCACGTTATGAAAGACAAGGAATTTGGTAATGACATTCTTTTCAGTGATTACAGAGAGCCTACTAACTCACAAGTAATTCAAGAAACAATCAAATCTGTTATCACAGCAGAATTCAGAAATGCTTATCAAGATATGTATATTTCAAATGTTTCTGCTGGAAAATCAGCAGTTGCTCCAACAAAAGTTATTGTTGAGAACACAACAGAAGCACCAGTTAATACAAAAGAAGTTGAATAGTAGAACTTCAATGTGGGAGAACTCCACATTCTCCCACAACTTTTATTTGATAAACATTAGCAAAGATGTTTGAAATAACAGTAGATTGTAGAATTGATTGAAAGAACTTCAAGAAATGAGACATAGTATCAGAAAAAGATACTTGATGATACTTCACTTCTTGTATGAAACCAATCAATGCTGAACAACCACAAGCTAATCCAGAACCAGCAAATGAAGTTGAAGAAACACCAGTGGAGAACACTGATGAAGAAGCAACCGAAAATGCTGATGAAGAAAAAGCTGATGAAGTTGTTGAGAAAGCTTATGAAGTTGAAGAAAAGCCAACGAAATCAGCAAAGAAAAGAAAATAATTTTATTTCATTGTAAGACTTATAGATGACCTTAAAAGCACCAATCAAACCAGGACATATGGTTCCTAATTCAATGGAGATATACATCGCAAAAAGGTGGTCAGATAACCTTATGCAAGTTGGTTTTTACAAAGACCAATCACTCGCATTTGGTGGTGAAAACAGTGATGATGTGTATTCAAACTGAACATTGAAGAAAATCAGAGATTGAAACAAGATGACTGTAAGTTTTTCAGCTCACGAATTGACAAACGAAAAACTTGAAGTATTACAACTCTGATTGACAGAATACACAGCTTGAACAGTGACAAGTGAAGTTCAAGTTGCTAACCCAGGTGAATGGAGTTTCACAAAAGATATTCTGTTAAAATACTCAAATCAAGACTGAACAGCTTGCACAATCGCAAGTGTAAAAGCATTGATTGACTGAACAGAAACAACACTTGTAGCTGATACAGATTATACTGTTTCAGCAACTTCAACAGGTTCAACAGCAATTAAGTTGCTTCAAACGAATGCAACTTTGACTTCAACAGCACCAGCAACTGTGAAGATAACAATCACTTACAGCTCAACAGCTGCTGACATTGTTAATGTTGCTCACGGTGAAAATGTTGTTGCAGAGCCTTTTGTAATGGTTTTGGTAAATACATTCAAATACTGAAACAGCACGAAAAGTATCAAGACTTACTTGGAAAACTGTTATGCAAATAAAGCAGTTGAAGCACCAATCGCAGACAGTGACAACACTACTATGTGATTTCCAGTGGAAATTACTGGTAGCATTGCTAAACAAGAAAAGATTGGTTTCAAGATGTCAGAAGAGTAGTGTTCATAACAAAGCAAAGAAAATCTGTGGTTGTGTTGGAAAGCATAACCACAATAAAATAACAGAATGTATGAGGTGTTTCTTTGCTTTGCCTTGTATATTCTGTTTTTTTATTGTCAATAACCCACACAAGAATGATAGATTTGAGAGAATTTATTGATTGATATAAATCAGTTGAAGTAGATTTTTGAGCAAAACACCGAAAATTCAGAGAGCCAAAACTGAAAGACTTGGACAATTCAGTAGAAAAGTTGCTTGAGATAAATTGTATTGAATGAGATTGGTGAGAGTTTGTGAAGTATTTGAATGAAGAAATGCCAATATCAAAGCAAAAAGACTTTCTGAACACACTTCTCAAAGAATTGGGTTTAATGTCAGCACCGACTGAGAAATAGGAACATATCACAAGGTGCTAACAATCTTTTCTATTTGTTCCTTGATGAGATATTACAACTTTACAAAAGTTGAGATTTTGGAAATGACACAAAGCTATATCTGAACACTTCTTGAAATGGTAAGCTGTATGAAATACCCAGCTTGATTGGAAAGATACAAAGAGCAAGAATTTCACAGTGAAGATGAGCTTGAAGCACGGTTGAATTTGAAGTTTTGAATGTAGAAAATAATTGCCCCATTACAAGAAAATCTGAATATAACAACACTGTTTATATTTTATACAAACTAAATGGCAGTAAGAACAGCATTATTAAATGGAAACAATATCAACCTTGATAGTGATTTCTCAAAATATGTGGAAAGTTTGACAAGCCAATGAGTTATTTCTTGATTTGCTATGACCACAACTTCTGTTGGAGTTGGAAAAGCATTTGTTCAATGCACAAGAACGAATTGAGAAACAATTATGGTTTATGTTGAGAACACAGAAAGTATAGCAATAAGTGGAAACTGATACATAGTAATCAAAGTTCCACAAGCAATGATTGATGATTGAATAAACAACCCAGCAGACTGAATTGGTATAGCAACAGTTGAGTTGGTAGAAACACTTCCATCAGCAAACTATATGACATTATGACAAATCGTTGGTGGAGTTTTGGCTGATGTGAGATATTTTATTCCAAAAGCACAAGCATTTGAAACAAATATCAATAATTTGCTTACAAGAATGACCACAGCAGAAGCAGATATTGAAGCACTTGAATTAGCTGGTGTCCCAGACCATATTGAAGATGCTTGAATTGTTTGAGAAAGATATGCTGTTACAAACGAAATGTTCAAACAGTATGAACCAACATTAGCACACAGCACTGTTGAATTCAAAATTTGAGATGTAGCTGCGGACACACAGATACACATACAAAGAGTTTGAAGTTGAACAGCAACAAACCAATTGAAATTGAAACTTAAAAAGTTTTGAGAGCCAACTACTGGTCTGACTGTTGAAGTTAGGAAATGAGTTTTGACTACACAATCATCAACAGAATATTATTGGTATTGAAACCAAGTTGTATGTAGTTGAACAATAAGTTATTCAAGTCTTACAACAGAGTTTCAAGAATTTACAGTGACTATGAACTGAAATTTCTGATGAACACAATGAGAATTGTTAGATGTTGTTGTATATCAGACTTGAAGTATAGTAAATGCTTCAAATTATTACATAATTGCTTGTGATTCAACACAATGGTCAGAATGATTTAGACTTTTATATGTGAATTGAACAACAAGAAACAGAAGCACTTTAATGCCTTATTGTGTTAGTAATTGATTTATCAAGAAAATGTTTGCGAAAGTTGATAGTGCTAATGCTTCTTGAAACATTCTTGTTGCTGAAAACAACAATTCAACAGTTTGATACCCAAACAGCACAGCAACAGAATCATACACAATGCCATTTTCTTGAACTTTAACACTTGTATTCAAGGCAGCAGCTGGTTGAAGTTATGGTTCATATTGGTATTCATATGTTAATATCTACCAAAACTGAACTCAAAAAGAAAGTGTAGCATTAAATTCTACATCGCAAGTTGAATATACACGTACTTATTCTGTTTCCCAATGAGATACCATAAGGCTTGATGCATATTGTAACAGTAGTAATGGTAGAAATTCACAAATTACTTATAGAAAGCTCACTTTGTTGTCAAGTTCAATAAAAAAAGCACCAGAGTCTATAAGAGTTCATCCTATTGAAGTAAAAAACCCTTGAAATATAACAAAAATGGTATTATACTGA